GCGCGGGGGTGGCGACAACGGTTCCATCCTCGATGAGGTCGAGCACCGCGCCCAGGAGTTCGTCGGCAAGTCTCTGACCCCGGAGCAGGCCGTCGAGCGGGTCTTCGAGATGGACCCGCGTGCATACGACGCCTACGTCGCAGAGCGCCGTCAGGCTCTCCGCTAACTAGTAACCACGAGTAGAGGAACCTGACATGGCTTACGAGGAGATCCTCCAGAGCATCACCCTGGACGCTGACGCCTCCATCGGTGTGTTCACTGGGGTTGCTGGTCTGCGTGGCGCACCTGCCAACCAGTCGGCGCTTCAGTACCGCTTCCTGAAGATCACGGGGGAGCACACCGCAGGGCTGGTGGCCACCCCTGCATCCGATCTGGTGATCGGTGTGCTTCAGAACAAGCCCCAGACGACCGGTGACGCTGCCACGGTGGGCGTCAACGGGATCAGCAAGGTAGAGGCCGCTGGTGCCATCGCTGCTGGTGCTGCGGTCTACACCGACTCGGTTGGTCGTGCCACCACGACTGCTGCCGGGTCGATCTTGGGCTATGCCATCCACAGCACCGCTGGGGCTGGCGAACTTGCCACCATCCTCCTGCGCCTCCGCTAACCGGCTGACTACACAGGATCTCTAAGGGAGTAACGAGACATGAACCCCACTCAGAGCGACCTGCACGTCAGTCAGCCGCTCACCAACATCTCGATTGCGTACATGCAGTCGAGCGATGCCTACATCGCAGACAAGGTGTTCCCGGCAGTCCCTGTGCAGAAGCAGTCGGACCTGTACTGGAAGTACCTCAAGAGCGAGTGGCGTCGTACGGACGTTGAGAAGCGTGCGCCTAGCACTGAGTCGCCGGGTGTCGGTTGGCACGTCACCACGGACTCGTACTACGCCAACGTGTACGCGGTCCACAAGGACATCGATGACCAGTTGCGTGCGAACGCGGACTCCAACTTCTCGCTGGACCGCGACTCCACCAACTTCATCACCAACCAGTTGCTCCTCAAGAGGGACATCGACTGGAACAACAAGTATTTCAAGACCGGTGTCTGGGCGCGTGACCGCGCTGGTGTGGCCTCCGGGCCGACTGGTCTCCAGTTCAAGCAGTGGGACCAGGCCGGTTCCACCCCGATTGAGGACGTCACGTCCGAGATCATCACGTTCCGCCAGAACACGGGCTACGCCCCGAACGTCATGGTGGTCGGTGCCTACGTGCTCCAGGCTCTCCGCAACCACGCTGAGATCCTCGACCGCATCAAGTACACCGAGCGTGGCATCGTCACGGAGGACCTGATCGCTTCGCTCTTCGGGGTGAAGAAGTTGCTGGTCACCTACGCGACCTACACCACGACCCCGGAGTTCCAGAACCCGCTCACCACGGACTCCAACGCCACCTACGCCTTCATGGGTGGTGGCAAGGGTGCCCTGCTGGCCTACAGCCCGGAGCGCCCGTCGCTCATGGAGCCTGCGGCTGGCTACACGTTCACCTGGAACGGCTACCTGGGTGGCAACGGCAAGGGCGTGCGGATCAAGACCTTCCGCATGGAGAACATCGCCTCTGACCGCATCGAGGGCGAGATGACGTACGACATGAAGGTTGTCGCTACCGACATGGCGACCTTCTGGTCTGCGGCTGTCTCCTAAGGAGCGACATGCCTAAGCCCGGACAGATCGACTACACGACGATGTCGTACGTCGCTCTACGGGACCTCAAGGTCAACGGTGCTGTCCGTACTGCGGGCAGCGCCGTGCCTGAGGCTGCGGGATGGAAGAACCTCAGTCACTACATCTCGCAGGGTCAGATCGCCATCGTGGCACCGCACACCAACCACCCGGCTGCACCATCGTCGGCAACGGCGAAGACCTCCAAGGCGGGTAAGGCTGAGGGGAACGCTTCGTACACCCGGTACCGCCCTGCGGACCACACCGGGCTCCCCGCCAAGATCGCCAACGACGCTTCTTAGGAGTAGGAATGACCTCCCCCTCGAACCCGCAGAACAACACGGACGCTGCCAGTCCTACGGCTGGCTACGACTTCGACGCTCTGGCCAAGAAGGACTCCTCGGAGTTGCTTCCGCACGAGGCTGAGGCGCTGGCCTACTGGCGCTCTGAGCAGTCGCTTCGGGAGTACGACCCCAGCACGGTTGCCCCAGAGGAGCGGATCGTGGAGTTGCCTGACCGGGCGTCTGTGACGCTGGGTGAGGTTGCTGCTGGCAAGACCGCTGACGGCGAGGAGATCCCCTCCAACCTCCAGGCTGAGGCGGCTGGGATGATCGAGTCCCTCAAGGCTGACGAGGAGACTCCTGCGGCTCCTGTGGAGGCTGCACCGGCTGAGAGCACCCCGGCTCCCGCCCCGTCTGAGCCGAGCAGCACGGACACCAGCAACTCTTAGTACCAAGCAGGCAGATGGCCCAGGGCCGGTCCTTACGGGCCGGTCCTGTTCCATGTAGAAGGAGGAGACCATGCCGCTTACCGCGTTGAATGGCGCATGGAACTACTCCGAGAACCCCTCCACGTCCGATCTGGACACCGTGCGCTTCCTCCTTGGCGACACTGACCCGACTGACCCACTCCTGACAGACGCAGGGATCAACTTCCTGATCACTACGTGGGTCGATGTCTACTCCGCTGCCGCTGCGGGTGCAGAGCAGATCGCGGGTCAGTTCGCCAGGGAGGTCGCTAACTCTGGGGATGGAGTAGCCGTGGACTTCTCCGCTCTCCAGGACAAGTACATGGCCCTCGCTGGCCAGTTGCGCAAGTTGGGCAAGCGGCTCGGCAGGCTGGCTGTCCCCTACGTGGGTGGCATGAGCAAGGCCGAGACCCGTGCCGCCATGGCCGACGACGACACCGAACTCACCCTGTTCGCAGTCGGGATGAACGACGACACCCGCGAGGGTGCCTCCACCAACGTGGACTCTCGTGACCTGCTGAGTGACCAGCGGTATGGCGGTTCCACGTGACCTTGCGGGCGCAGGTGCCCAGCCTTCGGGCTCTGGCCTACATGAAGGCCAAGATGGCGGGCCAGATGCAGAGCAGCATCACGGTGCTGCGCCCTGTCGCGCCCTCCTTCGATGCCGCCTCCGGGCTCATCACGGCGCACTCCAACACCACCACTGTCTGGACCGGTCCTGCACGGGTCTACACAGCCTCAGGGGGCGGCAACACCCAGATCGGGGACGGCTACCTCACCCTGCGGACCACCACCATCTCGGTGATGGAGGTGGGCTCGGATGTCATCCAGGTCAACGACCTCGTGAAGATCACCTCTGATGCAGATGACGCCGCTGCCACCAACAAGCAGTTCCGAGTCATCGACGTCACCTTGGGAGGAGTGCTGGACCCCACGAGGAAGTTGACCTGCACCGAGGTCGAGGCCAATCCGTTCCACCCGCAGTCATGACAGCCTTCGTGGTGCCCTCAGTGAGCCATCCCCCGCTGAGGGCACCTCGTGGGAGGTCATGGTGAGTAACGCTGACGCCGCCGTGCAGTTGAACGCACTGGCGAAGGATCTGGCGGCTGCTTCTGGGCAGCCGTTCAAGGAGGTCGCCTCCAGCCTCATCGCTCAAGGTGCGGCTCAGGTAGAGACTTACGCCAAGACCTACTCGCCGGTAAGGACGGGCCACAACCGGGACGAGATCAACTCGGTCGTCAACGGGCTGAGCGCCACCATCACTGCGCAGTCTGACTACGCAAGGTTCCTGGAGTACGGCACTGGCACGCGGGGTGAGTTCCCTGGCAAGCCCATCGTCATCGAGGCACGTCCTGGTGGGGTGTTGGCCTTCAAGGTCAACGGCAAGATGGTCTACGCCAAGAAGGTCACCAACCCCGGCATGGCTCCTCGGCCCTTCATGCGCCCTGCGGTGGAGCGGGTGGCCTGGCCGGTGGCTGGGGACCTGGCCAACGCTGCGGTCGTCTTCATCACCCACGGCCCACAGGCACCTTCGGCACTCCCACAGCAGACCAACAGCGCCGCTCAGGCACGGGGGCAGGCAGACGCCCAGAACCTGCTCAACGCGGGCGTAGCGACCGCCAAGGGCGTCTCCACAGCGAAGAAGGCCTTCTCATGAGCGGAGCACACCTCGAACGCAGCAAGGTCACCCTGGCGGTCATCACCGCTGCCAACACGGTGGGCAAGCCCATCGGGGACGCAGAGATGCCCCGTGGTGGTGTCGCAGGCTGGCAGGGTGGTCAGCCGAACCAGGACGGCACCAACTTCGTGCCCTACTCGGTGATCACCCCACTGGCGGTGTCTGCCGGTACTGGACCAGTGGGCGACAGCGAGGGGGACCTTGTGATCCCCTATGCAGTGACATCCTATGGAGTGTCGCGTGAGCAGTGCGAGTGGATGGCCGATTCGGTTCGGCTGGCCATAGACGCTCTCACCCGCACAGACATCACGATGTTTCTCGGCAAGCCAACTGAATACAAGCGACGAGTACAACAGGTCGTTGACCAGACCATTGGGGCTGTGCAGCGAGCAGGCGACACTGATCCGCCCTACTACGGGCAATCCGATGTAGTGGCTCTCTGGACGAGCCGGTAGAGAGGGAAAGAACAATGACTGAGGTCTCTGAGGTCTACGGCAGCCGCGAGGTCAGCATCGTCTCGCCCTACGACCCTTCGGTGGGTGCGCTGGTGCTTGAGGAGTCTGTGCCTGCCTGGCTGGCCAACGGCTGGACGCTGGGCACCCCGGAGGCTCCTGCACCTGAGAGTGACGCTGCCCCGAGTGACGCACCGGCACAGGCTGCCGCTGCTCCTGGTGTGGTTGTCACTCCCGACGCCACTGTCAAGAAGTAGTCCACGACACTGACCGAACAACGGGCCACGATGACGATGGTTGTCATGGACGCTGAACTAGGAGACATCTGACATGGCTCGCATTATTCCGAACCAGAACAGTTACATCCTGTTCTGCGCCGCCATCGCCAACTACAACGCCCCCACGCAGGCTGAGGTGCAGGCGGGGATCAACCTGACCCCGTTCATCGTCTCCATCAACGCCTCCACCCGTGGCAACGTTGTGGCGACCCCGGACTTCTCGACCCGCTTCGAGACCAACATCCCCGGTACGGTCACCTCGACCTTCGAGTCCGACATGTACCGCGATGACTCTGCCGACACCGCGTGGACGACGCTGCCGCGTGGCACCTCGGGCTACATGGTCATCAGCCGCTTCGGTGGCAAGGGTGGACCGGGCATCTCGCTGTCCACGCCCGCTGGCGTCACGGTCACCCCGGTCGGCACGGCTGGTGCTGCGACCTACTTCTACAAGGTCGCTGCGGTCGGCGGTGGTGGTGTCACGCTGGCCTCCACGGGCCAGTCCACCACCACGGGTAACGCTGTGCTCTCTCCGACCAACTACAACCAGGTCTCCTGGACTGCGGTCCCGAACGCCACCGGCTACTTCGTCTACGGTCGTCCGTCCACGACTGGCACGGAGCAGAAGATGGCCTTCGTGACCCAGAACTCCTTCGCGGACACCGGCTCGCAGTTCTACACCCCGGCTGGTGCCGTTCCTGGCTCCAACACCACGGGCACCACGACCCCGCTGTACAGCCCGACCTCGGGTGACACTGTGGAGGTCTGGCCGATCCGCATCGTGGCTCGGGCTGCGCAGAACCTCGCCAACAACACGGCCCAGATGTTCACGGTGCAGGCTGCCGTGTACTCCACGCCGAACGAGGCCGCTACCGTCCAGTAAGTCCGTTAGACAACTCGGGTCGGGGATGGCCTGATGAGTAAGACACATCTGGAGGCTTTGAGAATGGCTGACGCGCAGCGCAAGCGGGCTTCGCTCGACGTACTGACCAGCAAGCGTCAGGTCGAGAAGGAAGTCACTGTGGTCGTACCTGGTGACGATGGACCGGAAGAGATGACGATGCTCTTCCGGTCCATCGGCTCCAAGGAGTACGACCGGCTGGTCACGAACTGCCCTCCGCGTCCTGACCAGAAGAAGGAAGGCGCGACCTACGACATCGACAAGTTCGGGCCTGAGTTGATCTCTCGGGTCTGCGTCGATCCGGTCATGACCATCGAGGACGCTCGGGCCATCTGGAACTCCGAGCACTGGAACCGTGGGGAGATCTGGGACCTCTTCTCCAACGCGGTGGAGGTCTGCACCAACGGCCTAGAGGTGGGACCTACCAGCAGCGGCTGAGGGATGACCCTCAGTTCGCTCTAGAGGTCGGGTACTGCGTAGACCACGCCATCCCACACTCCGAGTTCATGGAGTGGGACGGCCCTGACCGCTCCAAGGTGCTCGCCCATCTCATGGAGCAGGGCTCCAAGTGCTCCATGTGCGGCACTGCCAAGTGGGAGTGGGAAGAGGACAGGTTTGCTTATGAGCCTGTGCAGCAGACCTGCATGGGCTGCTACTACAAAGACATTGCCTCCGAAACCGAGCAGACTATGCCTGGGACCACGGTTGTCCTGCTGCCCAAGGGCACCGTGACCGAGAAGATGCGCGGAGGTGGAATCACGTGACGACGCCAGGTATGGACCGCAACGTCCAGGTCCAACTGACGGCCAACGTCGATCCCTTCCAGCGCGGGATGGATGCCGCCTCCAAGAGCGTCACCACCCTCTCCAACAACGTCGTCACCCTCGCCAAGAAGATCGATGAACTCTGGAAGTCCCTTGGCAAGAAGTTGGAGTTGTTCGGGGCGGGCGGTATCGCCTCCCTGACGGCTGCCACGGTGGCTGCTGGGCACCTAGAAGAGGCCTTCCGAGGGGTGCGGAGCACCGCTGCCCTGACGGGACAGAGCGTCTCTGCCCTCACCCAGTCCACCATGCAGTTGGCCCGCACCATCCCGGCCTCCAACACCGCCATCGCGCAGTTGATGGGGCAGGTGCAGGACCTGGGGGTCCGAGGCACGGCCAGCATCACCAAGTTCACCGAGGTGGCCCTGAGGCTGGGAGCAGCCACCAACACCGCTCCGGGGTCGCTGTTCGCTGACCTGCTCCAGTTGACCCGCTCCATGGGGTCGAACATCAACAACATC